CAGGAGGTTGGTCTGATGGTAAATTAACTTATCATACTTCAATTGGAGGACAATTATCTAAATATTGTGGTGAAGAAAAAGCAATGGAATTATTTGATCAGGTAATTAATAATTTTAAACGATTTCACCCTAAACCAGAAGAAGTACAATGTTCAAATCCAGTTGCAGAACCAGATTTTATTAAACCCTATTTTGGATTAAGACTATTTCCGGTATGGCATGTTGGTACAGATTATTTACATGAAATAGGTAAAAATTGGTATGACTTTTTAGTTGATGGTGGTGTACAATTCATTTGGGAAACTAAAGTAGATGATATTGATTTTGATAATGAATGGGTTTATTGTGATGGAGAAAAAATGCAATATGATTCACTTATATTTGGTGTTGGTAAATCTGGTATTGATTTTGGTAAACAATTAGCTGAAAAATATGATTTACCTACTGAACCTAAACCAGTACAAATAGGTGTACGATTTGAAGCACCACAAAAACACTTCCAAAAACTAATTGATGTGTCTTATGATTTCAAATTATATAGAAAATATGAAGACAAAGGAGTATCATTACGTTCTTTTTGTACAAACAACAATGCGGCATATGTTGCTGTTGAAGAAACGTATGGAGACCATTCATATAATGGACACGCTAAAAAAGATAAATCATTTCAAAATGATATGACCAATTTTGGTATATTAATGGAAGTACAAGGCATTGATAAACCATTTGATTGGTCTAGAAATGTAGTTAAAAAACTACAGATAGATGGTACCGGGTTATATTATAGCCCAAGTAGAAAACCATCAACAACATCTGAAGGTGTAAATGTATCAGCTATACAAGTAGACACATTACATAAAATAGCAAAATCTATGCAACCATACTTTATGTATGTTTATGATTTTATTGAGGATATGAAAAAAGTATTCCCAACACTTAAAGATGATTGGGGTATTTATGTTCCTGAAGTAAAATATTTGTCCCCTGAGCCACTTGTCGATTATACCAATTTAGCTCTTACTAAGTACCCCAATGTTTATTTTGTGGGTGATGCTCTTTCTGCTAGAGGTATAACGGTAAGTGGTGCACAAGGTACTTATGTTGCTGAAAATATATTAGGAGAAGCAAAATAAATTACGTATATTAAAGTATAAAATAAATAATATGAAAATAGAATCAGGACAACCTTTCCCCCAATCAAAGAAATTAAAAAAAGCTGATGGTACCGTAGCATATGTGTGGGATGGTAAATTACATAATTGGGAAGGCCCAGCATTAATTCCAGAAGGAAATAGCAGAAAAAAAGAATATTATCTTTATGGTATGCAGAAAACCCTAGAGGAATGGAAAGAAATGAGAAAGCAAAGAGAGGGATTACCATATTATAAAAATCAATCAATGAAAAATAAGTTAGATCAACATAGAAATTAATTATGAAAATAGGTTTATGTGGCACAATGTCAGTAGGTAAAACTACATTAGTTAATGCTTTAAAGGAATTAGAACAATTTAAAAATTATAAATTTGCTACTGAACGTAGTAAATATTTAAATGATCTAGGTATACCATTAAACACGGATTCAACATTAAAAGGTCAAACTGTATTTTTAGCTGAACGTTGCGCGGAATTAATGCATGAAAATTTAATAACTGATAGAACTATATTTGATGTAATAGCATTTACTAAATCAGCTAAATCAATAGATTTAACAGAAAGTGAAAGATTTGAAGAATATGCTTCCGATTTTATTAGAGAATATGATTATATATTTTATATTTCACCTGAAGGTATCCCTATAGAAAATAATGGAGTAAGAGAAACAGATGAACATTATAGAGATTTAATCGATTTTTCTATTGTACATTTAATTAAAAGACATGGTTATAAAACAAACCACTTATCAGAAATTAAAGGTACTACAGATGAGCGAATTAAACAAATATTAAATGTTATTAATTCTTAATATATTTATAACAAAATCTAAAAATGAAAAAATCTGAATTAAGAGCTTTTATCAAAGAGCAAATTAAATCTTCCCTTGTTTCTGAGGCAACTGAAAATGATGTAAAAGTTCAACAAGATTTAAATAAGGAATTAGAAAAAACAGCGGATTTAATGTCTAAGATGGACATGAATGAAGAAGATGAACTTGAACCTTCAAAATCAGACCTGAATAAATCTAAGGGTTTAGCTAAGGCAAAAGAAGAACTTGCTCAATTAACTAAACAAATGAAATCTTTAGCTCGTAAATATAAAGAAGCTGAAGGTGAAGAAAAGGCACAAATAGTAGCTGATCTTAAGAAAAAAACAAAACTTAAGAAAGAATTAGATGCTATTATAGACAAATAAAAAAATATTATGCTTAAATGGATAAAAAAAAACTATCATTTATTTGTTATATTAGGAGCAGGTATTATAGTTTTTAATTTTTTTTCAAAAAAAGAAGATTATGTCGAAGACTATAGTCTAAAGATACAAGCATTAGAAGCAAAAGTAGATTCACTTCATGCTGAAAATTCTGAATTGGTTAAAGAATCTAAAGTACTAGAAAACCAACTAGCCAATTATGATAAAAGAATTAAAAATCTTAATCTTAAAATTAATGTTATTAAAAATGAAACTCAACAAAAAATTGATGCTGTTGATAGTTTTGGTGATGATGAGCTTGAACGCTTTTTCGCAGAACGATATAGACAGTACAAAGATTCAATTAACTAAACCAATAGCTAAACTAGTAATAAAAGATTTACTAAAAGGCGATGGTTTAAGCAATGAAATAAAAACAATGCAAATACTTTTGACAGAAACCAATAATAAATTTCTATCACAAAGTGATTTAGTTTTTAATTTAAAAAATCAAATTAGTAATTTTGAAAGAATAGTAAATAATAAAGATAATCAAGTAGGTTTATCTAAAGAATTAAGTGAAAAGTTACAAGCAGATTTAAAAAAACAAAAATTTAAGACTAAACTATATGGAGGAGTAGGAGTATTAGCTGTAGTAGGAGTGTTGGTTTTAACAAAATAGAATGTCGGATTTAAAAAAAGTAATACGTCAGGAATACATTAGATGCGCTAAAGACCCAGTTCACTTTATGCGTAAATATTGTTATATACAACATCCTCAAAGGGGACGTATACAATTTAATTTATATCCATTCCAAGAAAGGGTATTAACTTTAATGAGAGATAATCCCTATTCTATTATTTTAAAATCTAGACAATTAGGAATATCAACTTTATCTGCAGGTTATTCTTTATGGTTAATGTTATTCCATAAAGATAAAAATATACTTTGTATAGCTACAAAACAGGAAACAGCTAAAAATATGGTTACAAAGGTAAAATTTATGTATGAAAATTTACCTAGTTGGCTTAAAGTAGATGCTGCTGAAAATAATAAATTAAATCTTAGGTTTAGAAATGGATCCCAAATTAAAGCAACCTCAGCAAGTTCGGATGCAGGTAGATCAGAAGCAGTATCTTTACTACTAATTGATGAGGCAGCTTTTATTGACAATATTGGAGAAATTTGGGCTTCAGCACAACAAACACTAGCAACGGGTGGTGGTTGTATAGCATTAAGTACTCCTTATGGTACTGGTAATTGGTTTCATCAAACATGGACAAGAGCAGAAGCATCAGAAAATGAATTTTTACCTATAAAATTACCATGGTATGTACATCCTGAAAGAGATGAAACCTGGAGAAAAAGGCAAGATGAATTGTTAGGTGACCCTAGAATGGCAGCTCAAGAATGTGATTGTGATTTTTCAACTTCTGGTGATATTGTATTTTATCCTGAATATATAGAATATTATGAAAAATCTTATATTAAAGAACCATTAGAAAGAAGAGGTGCAGATCAAAATTTATGGGTTTGGGAATCTGCAGACTATTCAAGATCTTATATGGTTGTAGCTGATGTTGCTAGAGGAGATGGAAAAGATTATTCTGCGTTTCATGTAATTGATATTGAAAATAACGTCCAAGTAGCTGAATATAAAGGACAAATTGGAACTAAAGAGTATGGACATTTACTAGTAGGCATAGCTACTGAATATAATGAAGCTTTACTTGTAATTGAAAACGCTAATATTGGATGGGCAACTATTCAAGCAGCTATAGATAGAAATTATAATAATCTATATTACTCACCTAAAAATGATTCTAATGTAGATTCATATTTTGATAAGTATATGGATACCTCTAGAATGACAGCTGGGTTTACAATGTCATCTAGAACTAGACCTATGGTAGTAGGTAAATTTCAAGAATATATTTCTGATAAAGGAGTAACATTTCAGTCTAAAAGATTAATAGAGGAAATGAAAACTTTTATTTGGAGAAATGGTAGACCTGAGGCACAATCAGGATACAATGATGATTTAGTTATGGCGTTTGGAATTGCTATGTATATTAGGGATACTGCTTTAAAATACAAACAACGAGGAATAGATTTAACTAGACAAACCCTAAATAATATAACAGTAAATAGAACAACACACCAAGGGGCATATTTTTCAAAGGGAGCTGATAATCCTTATCATGTAAAAACAGAACATGGTAAAGAAGATATTAGTTGGCTTTTTAAATAATATTTATAACAATAATTATATACTTAAATGGCGAATAAAAGCATTTTTTCAAGACTACAAAGATTATTTTCAACTGATGTTATCATTAGAAATGTAGGAGGAAATCAAGTAAAAGTAATGGATAGTAGTACTATCCAATCAACAGGAGAAATTGAAACTAATTCTTTAATAGATAGATATAATAGAATATATACTAATAGTTCTACTTCTTTATATGGATCTCAATTTAATTTCAACTACCAATATCTCAGACCTCAATTATACTCAGAATATGATGTAATGGATCAGGACGCAATTATTGCTTCTGCTTTAGATATTATAGCTGATGAATCTTCTCTTAAAAATGATATGGGGGAAGTATTATCTATTAGATCTGCAAATGAAGACATACAAAAAATACTATATAACCTATTTTATGATGTATTAAATATTGAATTTAATTTATGGTCATGGACTAGACAAATGTGTAAGTATGGTGATTTTTTCCTAAAACTAGAAATTGCAGAAAAATATGGAGTATATAATGTTATACCTTATACAGCATTTCACATAAGCAGAGAAGAAGGATTCAACCCAGAAAACCCAGCAGATATAAGATATAGATACTCCCCAGATGGGATAGTAAACAGTAATTCAGGAATGTATAGAGTACCAGGTCAAGACCCAAACAATTCTCCTGGTGTATATTTTGACAACTATGAAATGGCTCATTTTAGATTAATTGCAGATGTTAATTATTTACCTTATGGACGTTCTTATATTGAGCCTGCTAGAAAATTATTTAAACAATATACATTAATGGAAGACGCGATGTTAATTCATAGGATTGCTCGTGCTCCTGAAAAACGTATTTTTTATATGAATGTTGGTTCTATTCCTCCAAATGAAGTAGATGCATTTATGCAAAAAACTATTTCCAATATGAAACGTACTCCACATATGGATGAAAAAACAGGAGAATATAATTTAAAGTATAATATGCAAAATATGCTTGAAGACTTTTATATTCCGATCCGTGGAAATGATACTACAACTAAAATAGACACAACACCAGGATTACAATATGATGGTATACAAGATGTAGAATATTTAAGAGAAAAATTATTTGCTGCACTTAAAATACCTAAAGCATTTTTAGGATATGAAGCAGATTTAGAAGGAAAGGCTACTTTAGCCGCCGAAGATATTAGATTTGCTCGTACTATAGAAAGGTTACAAAGAATAATGGTATCCGAGTTAAATAAAATAGCATTAGTACATTTATACACCCAAGGTTATACAGACGAATCTTTAACAAATTTTGAAATTTCATTAAATTCACCTTCAATTATATTTGAACAAGAAAGAATGGAATTATTAAAATCCAAAGCTGAATTAGCTGCCTCTTTACAGGAGCAAAAATTAATCCCAACAGATTGGATTTATGATAATATATTTAATTTTAGTGAAGATCAGTATGACGAATATAGAGATTTAATAAGAGAGGATGCTAAACGTAAATTTAGAATAGAACAAATTGAAGCTGAAGGTAATGACCCAGTTGAAACAGGTAAATCTTATGGTACTCCTCATGATTTAGCTTCATTATATGGTAAAGGAAGAATGTATTCAGACCCAGGTAATGTACCCGCGGGATATGGAGATGATTTAGATTTAGGAAGACCTAAAGATTCTATAACTAAAATAGGAACTCAAGATTCTAATTTTGGAAAAGATCGTTTAGGGGTAAAAAGAATGAAAGACACTGATAAAAATGATTCATCAAATAGTAGAACAGATACAAATAAAAGTGGATTAGCTTTAGAATCTGCTAAAACTACATATATGAAGAATAAAGATATGTTTAAAAAAATTAATAAGAAACAACTAGTGTTTGAAAATAATAAAACTAATAGTAAACTATTAGATGAATCCCAGTTGAAGGAATAATACTTTTTACATATTTATAAATAAATATATTTTTTAATGAAAATAAAACATTCTAAGTATAAAAATACCGGAATTCTTTTTGAATTACTGGTACGCCAAATTACAGCAGATACTTTAAAAGGAGGAAATTCTCCAGCTATCAATATATTAAAAGAATACTTTATAAAAACTTCTTTAGGTCGTGAATATAAATTATATGAATCTATTTTAAAATCTAAAGTTTTAAATGAGGGAAGAGCTAACATGGTAGTTACTACTATTTTAGAATCATCTCAAAAATTTAATCGTTCTACTTTAAAAAAACAAAAATACAACCTAATTAATGAAATTAAAAAACATTATGATTTAGATGTTTTCTTTGGTTCAAAAATTATAGACTATAAAGAATTAGCAGCTTTATATACTTTAATTGAAGGATATAATATAAAAGATTCTGTAGATACTGAACAACTAATTAGTAGTAAAATTACCTTATTAGAACATCTAACTAAAAAGGAAGTAAAAGCTAAAAATATTAAAGAAGATATTTTAAAAGAATTTTCAACTTATGATAAAGATATGAGAATTCTTACTTATAAAGTAATCTTAGAAAAATTTAACAATAAATACCAGGATTTATCTTCTGAACAAAAACAAGTTCTTAAAGAATTTATTAATTCTGTTGATTCAACTCCAGGATTAAGAAGTTTTTATAATACCAAAATTCAAGAATTAAAATCTATTTTAAATAAAGAATCTAAAATAATTAAGGATAAAGTTACTCAAATTAAGATAACTGAAGTAATTAAATATTTAGTTGAATTAGATAAAACAGCTAAAGTTGATAATAATAATTTAGTTGACTTGTTACAATATTATGAACTTATAAAAGAAATTAAATTAGCAAATGGGGTTCAAGTATAAACTTAAAGAAGTAGAGAGAAAAGTTGGAGATGTTAAAGTTGTAGATGGAGTAAAATCTGTTGTAACGGATATAGATCCTGAAACTAAATCTGTTACTTGGAAAATAGACTATGTCCCCGCTCTTGATTCTACGTATAAAGAATTTGATGAATTAAGAAAATATATTATTAAATTATCTCGTGATACTAAAGATAATGTAATTGATAATATTGCAGATGATGTTAAAGAATTATTTAATCAATATAGAACTCACCTTAGAAAAAATTATTCTGAAGCATATAAAAAAATTATTAGAGAAGATAATATAGAAGAAAGAGTTTCTTTTGATGATATATTAGATTTAAGAGCTGATAAAGCAGATCTAGAAGATAGAATTTCACAACTATATAGAGATATGGAGCAAGAAGCCGAACCAGAAGGTGGTGAGGTAGCTGATAGATATGGTTCTGAATTAAATAAGCTAGAAGATAGATTATATAAAATACAAAAGCAGTTAAATGATTATGATATGAATGAATCTACTAACCCAAATGATAAGGGAAACAGCATACCAGGTATATTTGCTTATTTAGATTTAATTAGAAGAGCTGGGAAGGATTTTATGGATAAAGAATACATAATGGCCGAATTTGGTCTTGACTCAGGAGAAGCTAGGAGTGTATTAGGTAAATACGCATCACAATTAGATGAAACATCAACATCAGGGGGGGCAGGAGCCTATTTAACTAAATATGCTTTTAAATTACCTAAAAAACAAAAAAAAATTGTACCTGAAGGTAATGAAGAAGCTATTACTTATTTTCAACAAGCAATAAAGTTAAGTCATACTAATAAAGTAAGAAACCTTATATTA